CTAATTTAAAAATTGCATTACCAAAACAACCCAAGGAAGTTTATAAAAGAAGTGATAACAAGCTTAGTCAATATTGGGAACGAGGAAACATTCCAAAAAATTTAGAAAAAATAAAATCTATTTTTCAATGGAATGACATGCCTAATTCTTTTAAAGACCAATACGTTGATTATATAGAAAATGAATTTGACCGAAGAGAAGAGGGGTATTGGTTTATGAATAGAGGAGTACCAAATTATATTACAGGTTCTCACTATATGTATTTACAATGGACAAAAATTGATGTTGGATATCCGGATTACAGAGAAGCTAACAGAGCTTTGTTTATTTATTGGGAAGCATGTAAGGCAGACTCTAGGTGCTTTGGTTTAATATATTTAAAAATAAGACGTTCAGGTTTTTCTTTTATGGGTTCTTCTGAATGTATCAATACAGCTACTCTTGCTAAAGATGCAAGGGTAGGTATACTATCTAAAACCGGTTCGGATGCTAAAAAAATGTTTACTGATAAAGTAGTTCCCATCTCAAACAGACTTCCATTCTTTTTCAAACCTATTCAAGATGGTATGGATAAACCGAAAACTGAACTAGCTTTTAGAATTCCTGCTTCCAAAATTACTAAAAAGAATATGCATGAAATGTTTGAGGATGATATGGAAGGTTTAGACACTACTATTGATTGGAAGAATACAGATGACAACTCCTATGATGGAGAGAAGTTATTACTTTTAGTTCATGACGAAAGTGGAAAATGGGTAAAGCCAAATAATATTTTAAATAATTGGCGAGTAACGAAAACTTGTTTGAGACTAGGAAGCAAAATTATTGGTAAATGCATGATGGGGTCAACCTCCAACGCTTTAGATAAAGGAGGAGATAATTTTAAAAAACTATATTATGATTCAGATGTAACTAACAGAAACGCTAATGGTCAAACCAAGAGTGGGTTATATTCACTTTTCGTTCCTATGGAATGGAACATGGAAGGTTTTATAGATAGATTTGGTATGCCTGTTTTAGAAAACCCTGCACACGAAGTTGAGGGAATAGATGGGGAAATGATTTATCAGGGTTCAATTGATTATTGGAAAGCTGAGGTAGATTCATTAAAGAATGATGCTGACGCTTTGAATGAATATTACAGACAGTTTCCTCGTACAGAGTCTCATGCATTTAGAGATGAGAGTAAACAATCTATATTTAATTTAACTAAGCTTTACCAACAAATAGATTACAATGACTCTATGATTAAAGAACATCATATTACAAGAGGAAAGTTTGTGTGGGATAATGGAGTAAAAGATTCTAAAGTTATATGGATTCCTGACAGTAAGGGTAGGTTTAATATTTCTTGGCTACCATCAGCTAACATTCAAAACAATGCTCACCAAAAGAACGGAATAAAATATCCCGGAAATGAACACCTTGGTGCATTTGGTTGTGACTCATATGATATAAGTGGAGTCGTAGGCGGAGGAGGTTCAAATGGAGCTCTGCATGGTTTAACTAAATTTAATATAGATGATGCACCAAGTAATGAGTTTTTCTTAGAATATGTTGCAAGACCTCAGACAGCTGAAATGTTTTTTGAAGATGTGTTGATGGCTTGTGTATTTTATGGAATGCCTATATTAGTGGAAAACAATAAACCAAGATTATTATATCATTTTAAAAACAGAGGATATAGACGCTATTGTTTAAATAGACCTGACAAACAATTCAACAAATTGTCTAAGACAGAAAAAGAATTAGGAGGTATACCTAATACAAGTGAAGGTGTTAAACAAGCACATGCTTCTGCTATAGAATCGTACATAGAAAAATATATAGGGTTGGATTTTGAATCAGTATTTAGACCCTCAGATGAAATGGGAACAATGCCTTTTAACAGAACTTTAGTTGATTGGGCAAAATTTGATATTAACAACAGAACTAAGTTTGATGCTAGTATTAGCTCAGGTTTAGCTATAATGGCTTGTCAAAAACACTTATATGTTTCTGAAAGAAAAGAGTCAAAAATAAAACTTAACTTTGCAAGGTATACTAATACCGGCATACAAAGCGAAATAATTAGATGAAAGATGTAAAGGTAAATATAAAATCTGCAGCTTTCCCGAGTCAATTTGTATCTGACGCAGAAAAGGAAACCAAGGAATATGGCTTACAAATAGGTCAAGCAATTCAGTATGAATGGTTTCGAAGAGATGGAATAAGTTGTAGATTCTACGACCAATTCCGTCAGTTTCACCGATTGCGTTTATACGCTAGAGGGGAGCAGTCAGTTGCAAAATATAAGAATGAGTTAGCCATAGATGGTGATTTAAGTTATTTAAACTTAGATTGGACTCCGGTTCCTATCATTCCTAAGTTTGTTGACATAGTTGTAAACGGGATGTCTGATAGATTGTTCAAAGTAAAGGCATACGCACAAGATGCAATGTCTCAATCAAAAAGAAGTAAGTATCAAGACATGGTAGAAGCTCAAATGGTTTCTAAAGATTTCTTGATGGATTTGCAACAGCAATCAGGGTTTGACGCTTTTACAGTTTCACCTGACCAATTACCTCAAACAGATGAGGAGCTTTCTTTATATATGCAAATCAATTACAAACCGGCAATTGAAATAGCTGAAGAAGAAGCTATCAATACTATCTTTGAAGAGAATCACTATATTGATTTAAGAAAAAGGTTAGACTATGATTTAACCGTTTTAGGTATTTCAGTAGCTAAGCATGAATTTTTATTAGGTTCAGGTGTGAAGGTTTCATATGTTGACCCTGCTAATATTGTATATAGCTACACAGAAGACCCTCACTTTAAAGATTGTTTTTATTGGGGTGAAGTAAAGACACTACCTATTATTGAGTTAATGAAGATTGACCCTTCACTAACAAACGAAGACTTAGAAGAAATTAGTAAGTACAGTCAGAATTGGTATGACTACTATAACGTAGCTCAATACTATGAGAACGATATGTTTTACAGAGACACTTGTACTCTTTTATATTTCAACTACAAGACAACTAAAAAAATAGTATACAAGAAAAAGATAATGGCTACAGGCGGAAGCAAGGTTATTGAGAAAGATGACCAATTTAATCCACCTGTTGAAGTTATGGAGGAAGGTCAGTTTGAAAAAATTGAAAAGACTATTGATGTATGGTATGACGGAGTTATGGTGATGGGAACAAACATTTTATTAAAATGGGAATTAGCTCACAATATGGTTCGTCCAAAATCATCTAGTCAACATGCTTTGCCTAACTATGTAGCTGTGGCACCAAGAATGTATAAAGGTGTTATTGAGTCTTTAACTCGTAGAATGATTCCTTTTGCTGACTTGATTCAAGTAACTCACTTGAAGTTACAACAAGTAATAGCGAGGACTGTACCGGATGGTGTATACATTGATGCTGATGGATTGAATGAAGTAGACCTTGGAACAGGTGGTGCTTATAATCCTGAAGATGCATTAAGATTATATTTCCAAACCGGTTCTGTTATTGGTAGAAGTTATACTCAAGAAGGAGACTACAACCAAGGCAAAGTCCCTATTAAAGAACTTACTACTAATTCAGGAGCAAGTAAAACTCAAACATTAATATCCAACTATAATCATTATTTAAATATGATAAGACAGGTGACGGGATTAAATGAAGCTAGAGACGCTTCAAGTCCTGACCCTAACTCTTTAGTTGGTCTACAAAAGTTAGCTGCTTTAAATTCTAACGTAGCCACTAGACATATTCTTGATGGAGCCTTATATATATTTAGAACTTTATCTGAAGCTTTAACTTATAGAGTAGCTGATATTTTAGAATACTCAGATTTCAAAGATGACTTTACAAATAAGATTGGAAAATATAATGTAAGTATATTAAATGATATATCTGATTTATATATATATGACTTTGGAATATTTATTGAAGTGGCACCGGATGAAGAACAAAAGGCTCAACTAGAACAGAATATACAAATGGCTTTATCTAAAGGTGATATTAATTTAGAAGACGCTATTGATATTAGAGAGCTTAAAAATTTAAAACTTGCTAATCAATTATTAAAATTAAAGAGAAAACAAAAGCAGGAAAAAGAACAGCAGATGGCGATGCAGAAACAGCAAATGGCTGCGCAACAACAAATGCAACTTGTACAGGCTAAATCTCAAGCAGACTTACAAAAGTCTAAAATGGAGTTAGACACTAAGATTCAAGTAAAACAAGCTGAGATTGCTTTTGAAATAGAAAAAATGCAAAACGAAGCACAGCTTAAGAGTCAGTTGATGGCAGAGGAATTTGCGTACAACCAACAACTTAGAAATGTTTCAGAAAATGCTTTAGCGTTTCGTGAAGGAGCAAGAGAGGAAGCAAAGAAAGAAAGAATCTCTCAGCAAAACACAGAACAGTCTAAGCTTATAAATCAAAGGAAGAATAATCTTCCACCACAAAATTTCGAATCAAACGAGGATAGTTTAGATGGGTTTGACCTAGCTGAATTTGAACCGAGATAGTAAATAATTTGAACGAAATATATTTATTAACTTTGTATAAAATTAAATCAAATGGAAATTAAAGTAAAAGACCTCGGGTCTGTAGATGAAAAATCTATGGCTGAGAAAGAACAAGAAGTTCTTGACAAAGCTGCTCAGAAAAATGAAGTAGCTGAAAATGTGAATGTAGTAGAAGAGACTACACCACAACAAACAGAAAGTGTAGAAGCTCCGGCTGAAACACCTAAAGAAGAAATTGAAACTCAATCCTCAGAGTTAAATGAGGAAGATGTTCTTTCATTTATTAAGAATAGATACAACAAAGAGGTATCGTCAGTAGGGGATTTGTTTGAGAAAAAAGAATCAAACGTAGAAATACCTGAAGACGTTGCCGCATATTTGGAGTATAGAAAAAAAACAGGACGTAGTTTTGAAGACTATTCAAAATTGAATAGAGACTTTAATGCTATGGATGAAAAGCAACTTTTAAGAGAATATTACTCAGCAACTGAAGATGCATTAGATTCTGAAGACATAGATTATATGATGGAGGATTTTAGTTATGATGCAGATATTGATGAAGAAAGTGTAATAAAGAAAAAGAAAGTAGCTTTTAAAAAAGAGATTGGTAAAGCTAAAAAGTTTTTTGAGAAGCAAAAAGAGATGTACAAGGAACCACTTGAGTCAAGTGTTAAATCCATTTCTCAAGAGCAACAAGAAAACCTAGAGGCTTACAATAAATATGTGCAAGATGCTCAGACCTATGAAGAAGAGGCGAAAAGAAAACGAGATTGGTTCTTAGATAAGACCGAGGAAGTTTTCCACCCGGAGTTCAAAGGTTTTGACTTCAAAGTTGGTGAAGACAAAGTGATTACTTTTTTACCTTCTAAGAATGTGTCTGAGATTAAGCGTATGAATTCTGATTCAACAAACTTTATAAATAAGTTTCTTGATGATAAGACAGGCTTAGTATCTGACGCACAAGGATACCATAGAGCATTAGCTATTGCTCAAAATCCTGAAAGGTTTGCTAAGTTCTTTTATGAACAAGGTCAATCTGATGCAACGACAGATGTAACAAAAAAAATAAAAAATGTTAATATGTCTACAAGGAATGCGCCGCAAGTAGCTAAGAAAGATGGTATGACAATTAGAGCAATCAACCCAAGTGAGGGTAGAGGACTCAAAATTAGAAGTAATAAAAAATAATTAACATTTAAAAATTAGTAAAATGGCAGGTAGTTTAAACGTAACTCCGGGATTTTCTTTACAGCCTAGTGCTCAGAAGGTTCCATTGGAGTCAAATTACATTACCAACTTTGATTTCTTAAATCAGTATCTTCCTGATACATATGAGAAAGAATTCGAAAGATATGGTAATCGTACACTTAGCTCGTTCCTAAGAATGGTAGGAGCTGAGATGCCTTCTAATTCTGACCTTATCAAATGGGCAGAACAAGGAAGGTTACATATTAAATATGTAGATGTAGGAACAGCAGCAGCAGCAGGTGCTTTAAATGCAACGTTCCAAATTAATGATTCAGCTATAGGAGCAAATCCTGTAGGTACAGTAATCACAGGTAGTAACCCTTTTGATGCAGCAGGTGCACCGGCTCTTAGAGTTGGACAAACTATTGTTGTAAATCAAAACAATGGTTCAGGTGAAAACAAAGGTATTATCACAGACGTTGCAGTTGGTGGTAACATCTTACAATTCACAGTTGCTTTCTATGAAGCAGCAGGTTTAGTTACTGCAGGAACAGGATTAGGTAATGCTGATGTTACAGTATTTATCTACGGTTCTGAATTCCAAAAAGGAACTGCAGGAATGGATGGTTCACTTCAATCTGATGACTACATCTTTGAAAACAATCCAATCATCTTAAAAGATACATATCTAGTAAATGGTTCTGATATGGCTCAAATCGGATGGATTGAGATTACAACTGAAGATGGTGCATCAGGATACCTATGGTACTTGAAGTCTGAACATGAAACAAGATTAAGATTCGATGACTATTTAGAAACAGCTATGATTGAAGCAGTACCGGCAGAGGCAGCTTCAGGTGCAGCAGTTGCAGGTCTTGTAGGTTCTGAAGGTGTATTCCACGCTGTAGGAACTAGAGGTAACCTGTGGGGTGGTGGAAACCCTGATGCGTTAGCTGACTTTGATGCAGTAATCGATAGACTTGATAAGCAAGGTTCAATTGAAGAAAACGTAATCTTTGTTAACAGACAATTCGGATTTGATATTGATGATATGTTAGCAGCTCAAAACTCTTACGGTGCAGGTGGTTCATCTTATGGATTATTTGACAACGATGAAGAGATGGCTCTTAACTTAGGATTCACAGGATTCCGTAGAGGTTATGATTTTTATAAATCAGATTGGAAGTACTTGAACGACCCAACAATGAGAGGTGGTTTAACTAACAACCCTGTTATTGCAGGTTCAGGTGCTATCACAGGTTTATTAGTACCGGCAGGTTCTACTAGCGTTTATGACCAAGTAATGGGTAAAAATGCTAAGCGTCCTTTCCTTCATGTACGTTATAGAGCTTCAGAAACTGAAGACAGACGTTACAAGACTTGGATTACAGGTTCAGCAGGTGGAGCAGCTACTACAGACATTGATGAGATGAGAGTTAACTTCTTATCAGAAAGATGTGTTTGTGTTATGGGTGCTAACAACTTTGTATTATTTGAAGAATAATACCCATGTAGAAAGAGAAGGGTGCCTACGGGCACCCCTATCTTTTTTATTTATAATCTAATTAAATTTTAATATAATGAAAGAAAAAAAAGAAATTAAGTCACGAGTATATCGTTTGACTAGAGGAGCAGCTCCGTTGAGCTTTATGCTTCCATCCAAGAGTTCAAAGCGTAGACCTTTACTTCACTTCGATGAAGAGACAGGACAAAACAGAGAGATTAGATACGCAACAAATCAACAAAGTCCTTTTAAAGACGAGCAAGATGGTAATGCCATTGTAACTCCTATTATCTTTGAATCAGGACTACTTAGAGTTCCAAAACAAAATCAAGCATTACAAATGTTCTTAGCCTATCATCCTTTAAATGGTAAAAAGTTTGAGGAAGTAGATACTGCACAGGATGCAGCTAAAGAAGTAGAAGCAATGAGTGTAGAGGTTGATGCATTAATCGCAGCTAAAAGCATGGGATTAGAGCAAATGGAATCTGTAGGTAGAGTGATACTAGCAGGGGACGTAAATAAAATGTCAACATCAGAATTAAAAAGAGACATGCTAGTGTATGCTCGTAATTATCCTGCTGAGTTTTTACAAGCATTGGATGACCCTTCGTTAAAGTTGTATTCTACAATTCAAAAATGCTTTGATGAAAGACTGATAGCATACAGAAATAAAAATAAAGATGTATACTTCAACTTACCATCAAACAAAAAAAGATTGCTAACAATACCATTTGGTGAAGACCCAATGCATGTTATAGCGTCTTACTTTAAAACAGATGAAGGAATAGAGAAGCTTGAGTATTTAGAAAAACAATTAGCGTAGTGTAGGCACATATTTTGAATTAGTCAAGGGAGGGTTGGTTTTTACAACCCTCTTTTTTTTTTGTTTATCTTTGTATAAAATAATTTATTAATGATTAATTCGGTACGAAATACAGTATTAGCTATTCTTAATAAAAATAATTACGGATACATTTCCCCACAAGATTTTAATCTATTTGCTAAACAAGCTCAGATAGATATTTTTGAGGATTATTTTTACCAATATAATTATCAGCTAAACAAAGAGAATAAAAGAATGTCAGGTACAGGGTATGCTGACATTACGAAAGGTTATGAAGAGGTAATAAATATTTTTTCAGAGCAAAAGTTTTTGCTTCATAATTATAACAATAGGTTTTTTACCCCAAGTCTTGCAACAACAAATGATGATTATTATTTATTAAATAAAGTTCTTGTTTATTCAAGGATGTTAGCTAGTGGTACTAACACAGTAGTACAGGTGCAAGATTTAGTAGACAACACTACTGACTTTGTAGCAGCAGGTGTTAATGTAGGAGATATTGTAGGGAACGTAACAACAAATCAAATAGCATTTGTTCAAAGTTTAAACGGAACAAATACACTTGTATTGGTAGATAACGATGGTAATCCTGCAGATATCTTTTTAAATGTTGGAGAAGAATATATTATATATGATGATGAAGTAGTAACTGAAGCAGAGAAAGTAACACATAGTAAAATAACTTTGCTTAATAGTTCTTTGCTTACTGCACCCTCTACATTATATCCTGCGTATACTCAACAGGAACCGACATTGTCTTTGTTTCCTCCAAGTATAAATACAATTGGAGCTGTTCAATGTCAATATATAAGATACCCATTTGACCCACAATGGACATACACCACGCTTACCGGAGGTGAGCCTGTGTTTAATCCATCGAATCCGTCATATCAAAACTTTGAGTTACCATTAGACGATGAGTATACTTTGGTTTTAAAGATATTGCAATTTGCAGGAATGTCAATAAGAGAATTACAAGCTGTTCAATTCGGTCAAGGATTGGAAGGAGCAGAAGACAACCAAGAAAAATAATTAGTTTATGTATATAACACCATATCAATATTACGAAAACGGAGGTAATCCACCTGAAGATGCTAATTGGGGTTCTTATCAATATATAAGCTTAGAAGATATTGTGAGAAACTTTTTGTTAATGTATGCAGGTAACCACTCGTTAATTAATAATGTTAATAGATATAAGATTTTGTTTCATGCTAAAAGAGGAATACAAGAACTTAATTACGATGCATTCAAAGAAATAAAAATATTAGAACTTGATGTGTGTAGTACATTAAGGTTTGTACTACCAAACGATTATGTTAATTGGGTTAGAATATCTGTATTTAAAAATGGATTATTATATCCGTTGACAGAAAACATTCAAACCAATTGGAGTGGTGCGTACTTGCAAGACAATGATTGTAGAATTTTATTTGACCAAGACGGAAATGTTTTAAAGCCACAATATTCTGATTTAGATTTTGAAAGAATTACAGGTGGTCTTAAAAGTATTTACTTAAATAAGAACAGTATATTCCATGGATACGAAGGATATTGTTGTGATGGAATGTGGTATTTTGATTATGAGATTGGTGCAAGGTTTGGTTTAAATACTGAGACTGCTAACGCAAATCCTACATTCTCAATAAACAAAAAAGGTGGAGTAATAAACTTCAGCTCAGGCATGGCTAATGAAAAATGTATTTTAGAATATGTATCCGATGGAATGGAAAATGGAGATGATTCACAAGTTAGTGTAAACAAACTATTTGAAGATTATATTTATGCATATATCGAATATGCTATTCTAAGTTCAAAGCTAGGCGCACAAGAATATGTTATTAATAGAGTTAGAAAAAGAAAACAAGCTTTATTAAGAAACGCAAAAATTAGAATTAGTAATATTCACCCGGGAAGATTGTTAATGAACATGAGGGGAAAAGATAAATGGATAAAATAGAATGGCAAACATACAAAGAAATTTTGTAGCAGGTAAAATGAATAAGAGTCTTGATGAAAGACTCTTGCCTAATGGTCAGTATATAGATGCTGTTAATGTTCGTTTGGGTTCTACTGAAGCATCAGAGATTGGTGCGGTAGAAAACTCAAGAGGAAATATTAAACTCACTACTTTATCATATAATGGACAAGAAGTATCTTCCTCAGCAAGATGTATTGGAGCATTTGCTTTAGGTGAACAAGAAACAATGTATTGGTTTGTACATGACCCTGCTTTTGGTTTAGGTGCCACAGGGAAATGTGACATGATAGTTTCCTTTAATACTCAAACCGAAACTTTAACTTATCATATAGTAAGTTTAGATGACGGAGGTGGAGTAAACACTACATTAAATTTTCAATCAGATGAGTTAGTTTTAGGAGTAGATTTTGTAAACGACCTTTTGTTTTTTACAGACAACAATAATCCTCCTAGATTTATAAATGTAGAAAGAAACTATCCAAACCCTTCAGCAACATTTATAGACCAATTTTCTGCAGAGGCTATCTTGGTTATTAAAAGACCTCCTTATACCTCTCCTATAATTGCACCAAAAAAAGGTGCAGGTGAAAACAATTATTTAGAAAATAGATTTGTATGCTTTGGATATAGATATAGATACGCAGATAATGAATACTCTGCAACATCTCCTTTTAGTCCTCCTTCTTTTATTCCGGGACCTTTTAGTTATAGTTCTTCTTTAGCTAACAACCGAGGAATGCTAAACACCACAAACATATGTGAGATAACATATAATAGTGGTGGTGAATTAGTAGTGGGAGTAGATTTATTATTTAAGGATATGAGTCTAAACACTATTAAGGTTATAGAAAAACTGAACAAGGCTGACTTAGGTATACCCGACAATACAGAAATTACATATACTTTTAGTAATAGTAAAATATTTACTGTACTAGCAGACTCAGAGGTTTTAAGATTATTTGATAATGTTCCTTTGAAAGCAAAGGCGCAAACATTAATGGGTAACCGATTAATGTATGGAAATTATTTTGAGGGTAGAGATTTAATAGATTATACCGGTGCTGCTCTAAAGCTCGAGTATACTACAGAACTTATTAGTGAGTTTGTTGAGTATCAAGTATTAGAGACTGCAACTTCCGCAGGTGTTTATACTATATCAGGAACAACAAGAAACATTCCTCAGTCGGTTGTAGAGGTAGATTTTACAGGGGTTGATTTGGTAGCAGGTGCAGGTATTGCTATAGAGCTAGACTTAATTCATGATTCATTTGATGCATCTTTTGACCAATTAACACAAACCAATAATGCTATAGAGTTAAACTTTCAATATCAATTAAGAGAGGACTATGCAACTGTTTTTGATTTAGCTCAAGACCAAGATTTTATTGATGCTATTCAATTATTGGAGCCGGTCTTTTTAGATGCTTGTAATGGCTCTTCGCTTAGTGATGAATTAAATTGTGCGGCTCAGTTAACTCTTGACACAAATTATGAAAAAACTGCAAGTGGTATTACAGGGTTAAATCAACCCTTTGATATCATAGTAACGGTTCCTGAACCTAATCTTTTAAAAATACAGATAGCTGCATTACAATATGTAGACACCCTAGACCCTGCAAATGTGGCTTATGAATATTTAACTATAAGTTTATCAGAAGCTGAATACACTAAGATAGCCAATGCAAAAAGCTTACATAGTAATAGAGGGTATGAGATTGGAATTATCTACATGGATGAATTCTCAAGAGCTACTACAGCTTTGGTTAGTGAAAACAATACACAGTATGTTCCATGTGGAGCATTGACGAGTCAGAACTCAATACGGGTTACTATACCTACTACTCAGCTTCCACCTGATTGGGCAAAATATTATAAGTTTTGCATCAAGCCGGATAAAGAAGATTACGATATTATTTACACTAACTTGTTTTTTAGAGACGCTGCTTTAGGTTCAACTTGGTTTTTACTTGATGGGGAAAACTCTCAAAAAATTGAAGTAGGAGATAAGCTTATTGTAAAAGCAGATACTAATGGTCCTAAAGAAAGATGTACTACAGTAACAGTTTTAGATAAAGAAGCTAAACTAGCAGACTTTATAACCCCTCCTCCTGCAGATGCAGCAGGAAATGAAGCTGTAGTTCCTTCCGGAACTTACATGAGAGTTGCAACCAATCAAATTGCAACTGAGCTAGGAACAAACCCTGTGGTAGAAGATAAGGATAGTGCTACAGGTAATAACAATAGTTGTCCAAAGGTTTACTTAGATGTTTGTACTTTACCTAATGTTGATTATGACCCTGCAACTTACGACCCTTTAGACCCTACAACTTTTGCATATATTCCTTTTACAATTCCTGAAGGCTCTACAATTAGAATAAATTATTTTAATAAAAGACGAGGAGGCTCAGGAAATAAATGTGAATTAAGAGAGTGTATATGGGAAGCTGAAGCAACAGCATCTCAAGAATACCCTAGTTTAAAAGCTTTTTGGGATGGAGATAGTCTTGGTGGATTAACAAGTAGTGCAGAATGTAGAACTGATACTTCAGATGCTCCTTCAACATTTCAATATTTACCTGCATTAGGTGGGTATGACCTTGTTCCTATCTTTGGAAGTAATTTTGTAATAGGAAATATTCCTTGTTCATTTGGTATTAACTATATTCAGTTCATGGACTATGTCGGTACTGACACAGATAATTCCGGAAGACAAAGACTAGGATTCACAGGAACAGAGGGGTGTGGTAGTAATAGAAACAGAAGGTCTAAGCTAGAAGTAGAAGTAGTTATAATTAGAAGAGATACATTGATTGTATTCGAGTCTGAACCTAAAGACGCATTACCTGATTTATGGTACGAGTCTCCTACAACCTACCAAGTATTTGACGCAGAGTGTGAAATAACACTTAGTGTTGATGCAGCTGAATCTGCTCCTATAGTATTTGATTACTCTTTTGAAGGAAGAGTGTTTAGCGAAACAGTAGACCCCGGTGATACAAAAATTGTGTATGGAGATTGTGGTTCGGCAGTAGTAAGTGCAACTACACCTCCTGATAATGTAGCTAATATATCTATTACTGATGTAACATTAAGTGGTGCAATTCACCAAGGAAACCTACAAAACCAAACAGACACACAACCTGCTATTATTGATACTGAATTCTTTAACTGTTATACATTTGGTAATGGTGTAGAAAGTTTTAAAATAGAAGATTCTATTATCGGTAAACCACTAACTCTTGGAAATAGAGTTACAAGTACCTCTGCTCAAGATTATAAAGAGGCTCATAGATTTGCCGATATTACTTATAGTGGTGTTATTAATGATGAAACTAACCTAAATAAACTTAATGAATTTAATTTAGGATTATTAAACTTTAAACCTTTAGAAGACTCTTATGGTCCTATAACAGTTCTTAACGGAAGAGAGACAGATATACTTACATTACAAGAGGATAAAATATCTTATGTTCTTCAAGGCAAAAACTTGCTTTCTGATTCTACAGGAGGAGGTTCAATTGCTTCGGTGCCTGAAGTATTAGGTACTCAGATTGCAAGAATAGAAGACTATGGAAATAGTAATAAC